GTTATTGTGATGACGCGCTGGGCACAGCGGGATTTGACGGGCCAAGTGCTCAAAGCTGCCGCTGCGCGAGGTGGTGAAGAGTGGGAAGTCATTGAGTTTCCGGCCATCTTGCCTTCAGGGAATCCCCTATGGCCACAGTTCTGGGGGCTGGATGAATTGACCGCGCTCCAAGAAGAACTGCCTAATAGTAAGTGGCAAGCTCAGTATCAGCAGAACCCAGTAGGTAATGAGTCAGCAATCGTCAAGCGCGATTGGTGGCAATGGTGGGAAGAAGAGGACCCACCCCAGTGTGACTACATTCTCCAGACGTGGGACACGGCCTTTGAAAAAAACCAGCGGGCCGACTTCTCCGCTGGGACGACGTGGGGGGTGTTCAACCACCTCAAGGACGGCAACAGACCCAACATCATCTTGCTCAATACGTATAAGAAGCGTGTCGAGTGGGTGGAGTTGAAACGGGACGTGCTCAAGGAGTACAACGACTTTGAGCCTGATGGCCTGCTTATTGAGAAGAAAGCAACCGGAGCGCCGCTGATCTATGAACTCCGAGCGATGGGCATACCTGTGCAGGAGTACACGCCAAGTAAGGGGCAGGATAAGATTGCGAGATTGAATTCGGTGAGCGATATCATTGCGTCAGGAAAAGTATGGGTGCCTAGAACAAGGTGGGCAGAAGAGTTAGTAGACGAGATCGCAGCGTTTCCGTCAGGCGAGCACGATGACTTGGTGGACGCAACAACTCTGGCGCTCATGCGGTTCAGGCAGGGTGGGTTCCTCCGTCTTCCGATTGACGAGCCCGAAGAGATTCAATGGTTTAAGAGCCCGCGCAGAGAGCGGTTCTACACAGTTTGATTTTTAAGGACACAAAATGGCCACAAGTTCAATGGACAAAGGTTTGTATGCAGCCCCTATGGGGATGATGGACGAGGTTGAACCCCCCATCGAAATTGAGATTGAAGACCCCGAAAAAGTCACCATTGGTATGGGCGACGTTGAAGTCCAACTTAGGCCAGAAAAAGACACCGATGAGGAGTTTGATGCCAACTTGGCCGAGTTCATGGACGACAGCGAGTTGCAGTCCTTGGGCGAAGAGTTGGTTGAAGAGTTTGGTAAAGACATCAATGACCGCAAGGACTGGATGCAGACCTATGTGGACGGGCTGAAACTACTGGGTTTGAAGTACGAAGACCGCACGGAGCCGTGGCAAGGCGCTTGTGGTGTGTTCCACCCCATGCTGACCGAGAGCGTAGTTAGGTTTCAGAGCGAGGGTATCACCGAGACGTTCCCAGCCGCTGGGCCTGTAAAGACTGTCATTCTTGGTAAAGACACCCCAGAGGTAGAAGAAGCGGCGGCGCGAGTTCGTGAGGACATGAACTATCAGTTGACCGACGTGATGTATGAGTATCGCCCCGAGCACGAGAAGATGCTGTGGAACCTGCCCATTGCGGGCAGTGCGTTCAAGAAGGTGTACTACGACCCAAGCAAGGGCCGTCAGATGGCGGTGTTCATCCCCGCTGAAGACATCGTGGTGCCCTACGGCGCGAGTAATTTAGAGACAGCCGAGCGGGTCACGCACGTCATGCGCAAGACCAAGAATGAAGTGGCCAAGCTCATGGAGGCTGGGTTCTACATGGACGTAGACCTGGGCGAGCCCACGTATGATTTGGACGACATTGAGAAGCAGAAGGCCGAGGAGATGGGCATGTCTGCGATCCAAGACGACCGGTATAGGTTCCTTGAAATGCACGTCGATCTGGACTTGGCTGGGTATGAAGACGCTGATAAGAAAGGCCGACTGACTGGTATTGCACTGCCATACGTTGTGACTGTTGAGAAGGGCACACGCAAGATTGTGGCCATACGGAGAAATTGGTATGAAGACGACAAGCTCCACATCAAACGTCAACACTTTGTCCACTATCAGTACATCCCAGGGTTTGGGTTCTACGGATACGGGCTCATCCACCTTATCGGTGGGTACGCCAAGTCTGCAACCATGCTCATTCGTCAACTTGTCGACGCAGGAACGCTGTCGAACCTCCCAGGAGGTCTCAAATCTCGTGGACTTCGGATTAAAGGTGATGACACACCGATTCAGCCCGGCGAGTTCAGGGACGTAGACGTCCCCTCTGGCTCCATCAGGGACAACATCCTGCCCCTGCCGTACAAAGAACCAAGCCAAGTGCTGTATCAACTGTTCGACCGCATCGTCCAAGAGGGGCGTTCGTTTGCCTCCAGTGGTGACATGAAGGTCAGCGACATGAGCAGCCAAGCCCCCGTGGGCACCACACTGGCTATCCTTGAGCGCACCCTGAAAGTAATGGGGGCCGTGCAAGCGCGGATGCACTTCACCATGAAGCAAGAGTTCAAGCTCTTGAAGGTCATTATCGCCGACTACACCCCGGATGAGTACGACTATGAGCCCGTGGACGGTAGCCGCAAGGCCAAAAAAGCTGACTACGACTTGGTGGACGTGATCCCTGTGAGCGACCCCAATGCCAGCACGATGGCCCAAAAGGTTGTGCAGTATCAGGCAGTCCTCCAGCTTGCCCAGTCAGCCCCGCAGTTGTACAACTTGCCCTTGTTGCACCGTCAGATGATTGAGGTGCTGGGGGTTAAGAACGCTGCCAAGCTGGTGCCCGTGGAGGACGACTTGATACCAGTGGACCCCGTGCAGGAGAACCAGAATCTGTTGACGGGCAAACCTGTCAAGGCGTTTGTTGAGCAGAACCATGAGGCCCACATCCAGGCGCACATGGCTGCAATCCAGAATCCGAAGATTCAGCAGTTGATGCAGCAAAATCCGCAGGCGCAGGCAATCATGGCAGCGGCGATGGCGCACATCAACGAGCATATGGCGTTTGAGTACCGCAAACAAATTGAGTTGGCGCTTGGTGCTCCGCTACCTAACGAAGAGCAGAACAAACAAATTCCGCCCGAGATTGCAGACCAGATTGCGATGGCTGTGGCCAAGGCGTCTCAACAGCTTACACAGCAGGCCCAACAAGAAGCCCAGCAGCAACAGGCTCAACAGCAGATGCAAGACCCCATCGTCCAGATGCAACAGCAAGAACTCCAGATCAAGATGGAGGAGTTGAAGCTCAAGCAGCAAAAGCAACAGATCGACGCTGCGGCCAAGGCCGACCAGATGCGTATCGAAGAAGCACGTATTGCGTCTCAGAAAGAGATTGCGGCAATGCAAGTCGCGGCTACAGCAGCCGCTACCAAAGACAAACTTGCTCGTCAAAGCGAGATTGAAGGAGTTCGTATGGGCATGGACGCGGCCAAACACCGCGCTCAAATGGCCGTACAGCAAGCGCAACGGGCAGCGCAAAAATCGCCTAGTAAACCCAAGGAGTGAGATTGAACGACTACAAGTTGTTGGCTGTAGCCGCCAAAGAGATCGAGAAGATGCGACAGGAGCAAATTGCTTTCGTTGCTGCAAGTCGAGCCGATACCTTTGACGAGTACAAAAAAGTCTGCGGAGTCATCCGGGGTCTGAACCTCGCAGAAAACGTAATTAACGACCTTGTGCAAAAAATGGAGAAGTCTGATGACTGAGTTTGACGTAGCGGCAGTAGACCTGTCTGGAATCTTGAACACCACTGCGGAGCAAAAAGCCAAGCAGTTGCCTGACCCCAAAAGGTTCATGATGTTGTGTGTTGTTCCCGAAGCAATGGAGGAGTATCACGACAGTGAAGTGGGGTTGATTAAAGACTCCAAGACAATGCACTATGAGGAAGTACTCACTCCAATTCTATTTGTAGTGAAACTTGGCCCTGACTGCTATACAGACACTACCCGGTTCCCCAGTGGACCGTCGTGCAAGGAAGGTGATTTTGTCATCGTCCGACCCAATTCAGGTACCCGCCTGAAGATTCATGGCCGTGAATTCCGCATCATCAATGATGACTCGGTTGAAGCAGTTGTGGAAGACCCCCGTGGAATTACACGAGCATCATAAGGAACCATTATGGCAACATTGCCCGCATTTAAAGGCGAAGACTACAAGTTTCCTGACGAACAGGAGGCCGTTGTTGAAGACAAGTTTGAGGTAGAAATCGAGGACGATACCCCTCCAGAGGACCGTGGGCGCAAGCCTATGAAGGAGCCCGTGGAAGACCCGACCGAAGACGAACTAGCCTCTTACGACGAAAAGGTTCAGGCCCGCATCAAGAAGTTCACTCGTGGCTACCACGACGAACGCCGCGCCAAAGAGGAAGCTCAGCGCGAACGAGAAGCCGCCGAAAACTTTGCCCGACAAGTGTTTGAGGAGAACAAACGTCTCCAACAGCAGCTTTCTACGGGTAGCAAAGCGTTTATTGAGCAAACGCAATCCACTGCTGAAATTGAGCTTAATGCTGCCAAAAAGCGGTACAAGGAAGCTTATGAATCAGGGGATGTGGATGCCATCGCCGACGCGCAAGCGGAGATCGCCAAAGCTACTGTGAAGATAGACAAAGCCTCCGGTATGCAGCCTATCGAAGTAAACGATAAGCAATTTATCCCTGCACAACCCGCCGCCCCTAAGTTGGACCGCCGCACTCAAAAGTGGATGGACGCCAACCAAGATTGGTGGGGCAAGGACGAAGAAATGACTATGACTGCTATGGGGCTTGACAAGAAGTTACAAAAGCAGTATGGTGCCGACTATATAGGTACTGAAGAGTACTTTGAAACCATCGATAAAACGATGCGCAAGAGATTTCCTGAGCAGTTTGAAGACGCTCAGAGCGATGAGGATGACGAACCGCCTCCAAAGAAAAGAACGTCAGAACCGGCCTACGAGGATGATCCTCCACGCCGTGCAACAAAACCCGCTGCGGTTGTGGCTCCGGCCTCCCGTAGCACCCCGCCTAACCGTATTAAGTTAAAGGGGTCCGAAGCTGCGATTGCTCGCAGGCTTGGGGTCCCGATTGAAGAATACGCTAAACAGGTTGCCAAACTAAGAAGAGGTGAATAATGGATCAAATGCAAGTCAAAGCTGCTGAAAAAGCACAAAACCGTATGAGCCGTGAGTTAGATACTCGTGCTGTGATGCAACGCCCAACAGCGTGGCGTCCGCCTGAGTCTCTACCTAGTCCAGATGACCGTCCAGGATGGGCGCATCGTTGGATACGTATTTCAACGTTAGGTGCTAGTGATCCAAGTAACATTTCTTCAAAGTTACGCGAAGGATTTGAACCCGTGAAAGCGGATGAATATCCTGAAATGATGATGCACGCTACTACTGAAGGCCGCTTTAAAGGTGGTATTGAAGTAGGTGGACTGTTGCTTTGTAGAGCGCCAGCCGAGTTTATGGTTCAGCGAGATGCCCATTTTGCTAAACAAAACAAAGCTCAGATGGACTCTGTGGACAATACGTACATGCAGGAAAACGATCCTCGGATGCAAAAGTTTGCTGAAAGAAAATCTCAAGTGACTTTTGGTTCTGGAACTTAACTTTTAAAAGGAGTCTTAAATGGCTTATCCCGTCGTATCAGCCCCTTATGGGTTGTTGGCGCAGAACTTAATTGGTGGTCAAGTATTTGCGGGTTCTACCCGTATGTACCCCATCCAGTACGGTTATGCTACCGACATCTTCTATGGGGATTTTGTTGTTCTATCTCGTGGTCGCCTCCAAAGGGCTTCCGTTTCTACTGGCTCTGGTTTGAACCAAACCGTTGGTATTTTCTTGGGCTGCACCTACACCAACCCCACGACTAAGCAGAAGTTGTTCTCGCAATATTGGCCCGCAAGCACCACTGCCGGTGACTGCCAAGCTTATGTGCTGGACGATCCCGATGCTGTGTTTAAAGCTGTTGTTTGCAGTTCCGGTACTACCATTGCTTCTGGCGCTATGGCGATGATTGGCACTAACCTGTCAGCCATCAACAACACCGGCAGCACAAGCACTGGTAACTCTGCCAACGCAGTTCTGGCTCCTTCGGCTACTCCTGTTACCACCACCTTACCTTTGCGTATGGTTGGTCTGGTTATGGAAACCGTAGTTTCGCTGGGTACTGCAACTTATAGCAGCATTTCTACTGCTACTGTTACCTGCTCTGCTTTGCCTTTTGCATTGCCTGTTGGTACAGACGTTGGTTCGCTTGCTGCTAACGGTCAGTACATTGCGTCTAACTCTTTTGTGGCTACTGCCGCCTCTGCTGGTGCAACATCGTTTGTACTAGACCAAGCGCCAGCAACTGCATTTGCTGCGAGTTCTACGCTTGTGTTCAATCAGTATCCTGAAATCTTGGTTAAATTGAACCAAGGCTTGCATGGTTACTATTCTGCCACTGGCGCTTAAGGAGCAATTAAATGGCTATTTCACGCGCACAACTGCTTAAAGAACTTCTTCCCGGCCTAAACGCTTTGTTTGGTATGGAGTACTCTCGTTATGGTGAGGAACATAAAGAAATTTATGAAACCGAAACCTCCGAGCGTTCTTTTGAAGAAGAAACGAAACTGTCTGGTTTCTCTGCTGCCCCTGTTAAGAACGAAGGCTCTGCCATCGCTTATGACAATGCACAAGAAGCATGGACGACTCGTT